AGGGCATTCATGGTCCCGACGATCTGGGACGGCTCGCTGTAGGTCGGGCTCGATGGCATGAGCGGCAGGCCGCCCGCCCAGGCGGCCGGAGGCAGTGCGAGGACAATCAGCAACCCGATAAATGCCAGTACCGCCGAACGAATGACTTTCAACTTCGCACGCATAGCCCCATCTCCATGGTTGGCGGCCGCAGCCGCTTGGAACCTACTAGGTCTTGATGATCTTGTAAACGAGCGAGGTTGGCGGCAAAATTGGGTGTGCACCGCCGCTCGTGTTGTTCGACGTCACGCTAACTGAGTTACTACCCGAAAATGAGGTAGTGGTAGACACACCTCCGCCGGCCCATACAGGCGTTGCGCCGCTCGACGTCGAAGCGCTAAGAGACGCATCTAGCGGCATATTGTGCCCGCCGATAGGGCCGGTAACAGTAATCGAAACCGCACCGTTAGACGCCGTTATGCCCGTAGGAATCTGCGCAAGCGTCAGCGTTTGAATCTGCGCACCGCACCCTGTATTTGGAGACTGCGTCTTGTCGCCGATCGATGCCGAATTCGGGCAAGTCGTCGCAGTGATGTTGGTCGCGCCGTCCACACCGGCCAGAAGTTTGCCAGTGTAATTCGGCAGGGTGAACGTGGTAGAACAATCACCCTGTTGGTACGGCCCAAGCGTAAGCGTTGTCGCGCCGCTCGCACCCGCAGCGTTGTTGATGACGATCGAGTTCGTATTGACGGTTGTGATAAACGAGTTGCAGGTGACGTTATTGCCGCCGACGTACCAGCCTACTTGAATGCCTAAGGCTGCTGCGCCGGTTATGGAAACCGTCGTCGTTCCGTTGGTTGTCGCTGGTACCGATGTCATCGACAACGTATTGAACAAAGCGCTGAACGTTGTTCGGCTTAGCGTCTGACCAATAGCTAAAACAAATCCAGAAGGAATGACCACGCCTGAAAAATCGAGTGTCGTGCCTGTCGGCACCAGGTTGGTTGCAGCGCAGTTCAGACACTGAAATTCTGTACCGTCGTATTCTGCCCATATGCTTTGGTTGGCGACGATCTCTCCGCCCAGCATGGCCACGGGACCGGAAGGTGTCTGCCTGAATAAATTAATTGCGCCTGTTCCGTTGGCGTTGAGCGTCGTAGCTCCGTTGTTGGAGAAGTTAGCAATGAAGTGCACCACCTTCCCTGCGGTCAGCGAAAACCCAGCGGGGAGCGGAGACGCGACAACGTAAGCGTTAGCCGATCCCGTCGACGTGCCGCCGATATAAACAGACGACCCGCCGAACGTATAGGATAGCGGCGTTGTCAAACCCAGAAGAGACGTGATGTCGGTGTTGGCCCCTGCGCTCGCCGCACTGGCAAGACACGCTACCAGCGCGTTATAGTTGGCCATGACTTGGCTGGCATCGGCCGTTGTCCCGTTGACTAGCGTAAACGGCAATGAGCAAGTGATGCCTGCCGAAGCAACGCTAGACCACAGCGAGAACAGCAGCCCCAGAATAGCCTTTCGCATGTTCAAGCGTCCTCTTGTATGTAGCTGAGCACTTCATATCGAAGATGCATACGTCCGATTTTTACACTGGCCACCGATAGCCCACTAGCCAAAATCCCGAGGCGTCTGAACACGAGCGGGAAGTGCCAGGGTAACCGTCGCGGGTACAAATTATTCGTGAGCCCTTGCCAGAGAGCTCCTCCCCAACTGAACGATCCCCAAATCGTTGACGACGCGGCTGACGTGATCTGCACGGTGTCGAGCACGATGCCCGCCTGTGTGACAGCGGATACGTTCACAACATTACCCGTCAAAAGCGCGAGGTGAAGCGTCGACTCAACCATGGCGACTTCCGCCATTTGGTTCGTATCAGGCAGCATCGGTGTCTGCCACTGCCAGGATAGTGGTTGTCCCTGCTCGGTGAAAACACTAACCGACGACTGCACAACGTCGGTTGTGTAAATCGTAGCAGTAGTATCGCCCTGTAGCGCCGCGATGAACGAGCTGCCTAACGGAGCTAGCTGGTACGCAGGTTGCGTATGCGGTCCGTTCCAGAGGTTGCGTACAAAATCAAACCACCACTGTTGTTGTGGATTGCCAGGAGCAGCGCCATTTTGGATTTGGACACGGTACACGCCAACATTATAAGCAGCGCATACACGCGAAGGCACAAGAGAAAAGATGAAGGGTACAGTAACTCCATCGCCGTTATTGCCTATGGGGTCGCTGACCCGCGCACTGAAGTCGATGACGCGCAGACCGTCGGGGGCCAAAAACGCTAACCCTTTGGACGTCGACACCACGCTAAGCGGCGACTTGGTTCCGGTCGCTACGTTCAGCGTATTGACCGCAAGCGTGTTCAACGCAAAGTCGCCCGTGACCTGGTAGATATTGCTTGCGTCCTTGAACACCATCAAAGACTGGATGATACCGCCGAGCTGATTGGCTAGAGGCAACCCCACAGCACATGTCAGCGGCGTGTTGTCCCCGAACGTCAAAACTTGTGTGGAGTTCGTGATTACCGTCGGCGCCAGCACGTCCGACATGTATGCAGCGGGCTGACCGCTGGCTGGGTTGACCAGGAAAAAACAGCGACCGCCAAAATTCTGCACCCACTGCGGCACCGCGGGCAGCGCGTTCGTTGTGGTGTTTGTCGCCGTCCAAGCGGGAGCTGCGGGGTTGGTAATGTCCAGCACGCCGAAAAACGCGCCGCCTGCGCCACTGAAACCGGGATGGGCGACGATGAACTTGCTACCGATCAAGTCCATGCTCGGCGGCGTCCATGGTCCGCTCGTCAGTGGACTTAGCGGCGTGTTCGCGCTTGTGACCCCTGTAATCGGAACGAACGCATTGGTAGCGGTGTCAAAGATGAAAGGAACATCGTGACCTGGGAAAGTGTTTGTCGACACCATTCCGTAAATGCGCGTGCCAACTACCTTCCAGACCGAGATGAACGTCGCAGCAAAACTCGTCCCAAGACCGAATCCTGAAGAAAACCCACTACTGAAGGGGTCGCCAAACCCAGGGGTAGTGAAGGCAACCTCAACTACCGCGCCCGGGCGACACTGCCACAGCGCTTTCGTTGTGGGATCTGGGATCAAGTTCTGCAGCGACGCCATGGCGCCAGGGGGCGACGTAGACGCATCCAGCGTGTCCGAAACTCCAGCAGGGGCCCAGACTAGCGGTGTGCCCGGTAACGGAGAGCCGCCATCTCGCGCCATCGTTCACCTCATACGACGAGCATGAAGGTGCCCGTAAGCTACAAGCGTACCAGCGGAAAAAACCGGCTGCGACACTAAAAAAATCGTAGTACTGCCTGACAAGCTGAAACGGTACGGGCCGATACCCTGCGTCCAAGCTTGGTTGGCTGCTCCGACAACGCCCGCAACAAAACTGTTTTGGTTATATCTTCCGACTGTTTGATCGAGCGTTGCACTTGTGGTTGAAAAACATCCTGACAGCAGCGTATAATTGGTGCTGGCGTTGGACCCCCACAAAATGTATCCCGTCACATCCCAATCACCCGCCGCCAACGTTATGGATGTAATATTCTTGGGAGTATTAGTGGTCTGAGATACAGCTGAGCCAAATACAACTATGCTTTCAACGTACTCGCCAATATTACCAGAAGTTGCGTTGTCGTTTGTCGCCGTCCCCGGATACTGACCCGGACTTACGGTAACGCCATTGATCTTGAGTGTGTTGGGACCAGCGGTATCAAGCGTCTTATTGGTTAATGTCGCGGTGCCGTTGGCAGTTAAAAGCCCGCCTCCCGTGTTAGTCGTAAGCGCGAGCGCTGTCGCAACTCCCGTTCCAAAACCAGATACGTCCGTCACTGCTGGTTGTGTGCAGGTGTACGAGCTCAACGTCGGTCGAGACGAAACCCAAGTGCTAGCACCGCAGGTAAACGACGACGAACCATTGATGTCCTCGTAGGAATTGACGAGGTCGAGAACTGTGCTGCGTAACAACGCAGGCGTGATCGCGCCTGACGTATTATCCGGCCAATTCGTAGCGATGTCGGTTGCGATCTGCGCCTTCGTGCACGGCGTCGTGCAGTTCGCTTTTGCTTCGCCTGAAAAAACGATAGCAGCCAGAAGCAGAACGAGCGCTAAAATGTTCCTCACCAGCCCACCACCTTTGTATTCTTGAGTTGCGTAGGTCCACGGAAGTAGCGTCGGTCAAGGGAAACCTGCCGAACCTTGTTCTCGGGGTCATCTTTCATCTTCAGATATTTCCGCAAGATGACACCTGCACCTAACGGTGTGCGCTCATCGTCATCTCCGAGAAAGGCGCTGGCGCGATCATCACTCGTAATTCGCATGAGTTCGCCTGCTAAGCGAGTAATCAAATAATTAGTGTTCGGAAACCACGGCACGGTGACGCTTGTCTCGGGCGTGGTGATATCAGACTTCTGCGGGTAATAGCGCACGGTCGCTGGATACGCGCCACCGGCCGGCCAGTAGACGTACATCTGCGGCGGCGTCTGCGACATGTCGACATAGAAAGCCGATGGGTACGACTGATTACCGGCGGACTGAACGAACTGGTCGAACTCGAACTTCTCGTAGCCGATCAATTTATAAATCGTACCCTGGATATTGTAGAAGGCTTCCTTGTGCGCGACGCGAAGAAAATCGGCGGGCATCGGGTTGGGACCGCAGCCCGCTGCATATCCGTTCGTATCATTCAGCCCTGTAGCAAGATTCGTGTTGCTAAGGTTGAAGTTGAAGTTGGTGGTCTCTTGGATAATGTCGAAGTCATAGGTCTGGCAAAGTTCAGACAGAATAGCATTGAGAAGCTGCCCTGCCTGACTCGTGAAGCCCGGACATTTGGCAATCTGGGTCGCCAGGGAAACGATCTGCTGCGCCTGGAGACCCATCTCGCCTACTCCGCCAGTTCGGCCTCCGCCTCAGCGATGGCTTTCTTGGTGTCCATAATCCGCTTGCGAACCGTTGCGATGTTCATCGCCTTCTGCCGGCGGTTCGCATCGTGTTGACCGGCCCACTTGAACTCACCACGCCGCCCGCTAGCCTGGTGTGTACGAACCACTTCGGACTCGTACTTCTCCAGATCGTCCTCGTGCATCGGGAGCTCTTCCTCCTGCTTCTCCAGGATCGTCTTGAGATCCTTGAGCCGGTACCGAAGATCGAGCTTGTCTGCCGAGTCGCACATCCGCTCAAGCAATGCATTGAGCGTTCTCTGGTCAGCATCTTGCGCAACATGGGTCTGAATGACCAGTGCCCGCTTGTCGTTGATCGTACAGCTCAGCGAGATGCCGAGCGCCGAAACTTCCTTCTCCATCTTTGCCTCTACGTCTGCAGGTCCTTGAGCCTATCGCTTTGAAGACTCCAGGATCATCTTGGGTGCCATCGCCTGCAATTGAGGGCTCAACTGCAGATTGGCCTGCTTACGGTAGGCGTTGCGGTCTTTCCCGTCAATCTCGCGCTGGTGCTCCCAGCCACGCGCGACCATCTCACGCATGACGTTGCCAAGGCTTTGCGGCACCGTGTACGTCCCGCCATGCAAGTAGATCTTGTCGTCGATCCGCAGACGATCGGAATGCTCCGCCAGATCAAGCGTGATCTCGACCGTCGGCTCCTTGAAGAAGCTGGGCGGCGGGCCGCGCTTGACGCCCTTGGGCGGCCCGGTATCGGGGTCGTCGAGAAGGCCAGCTTCGCGCCGCGCGATCTCCATGGCAGCTTCACGGATAACGCGCTCGCGTGCTTCCGCCATGATCTTCGGATCGATGTCCGAAGCGTCAAAGTCGTCGATATTGATCGGCTTCTTCGCCATAAGTGCCTCTTACGGGTTATGCGTCCAAAGTCCATTGGCGATGGTGTCGGCCGACAACAGGATTGGCCAGCCGCGCGAATCCACCGCGATCCAGTCCCCCGGCAAGGCGCGGATCACACCGCGATTGGGGATGTAGAGCAGATCGTGCGAAGACCATGCGCCCGGCCAAACCGGACGGGCAACATTCTGATCGTCCTTGATCGCCTGCTGCACCGTGGCGACATCCGCCGCGGGCATCGCGCCGGAAAATACCATCGCAAACGGTAACGAGTTGTTGGCGTTGCTGCCTAGGGTGGAAGTGGCCATGATGACCTCGTTAATCCGGTTAAGTAAAGGAGCGGCCCATAGGCCGCCCCCTCTAAGTCATTGATTATCCGAAGGAAGCTGAGAACGCGCTAGTGCTTTCAATTCTCATGAAAAATTGCTGGTTTTCCAAAATCGTTCCGTAAAAGACCTTCCAACCCACCACCCTTAACTGGTTGAGCGGATCAGACTTGTCGGCGTTCGGGAGGAAGGTGATCTTCACGTCGTCGAGCGACACCTGCCCGTAGGCGCCACGCCCAATCACAAAGTTCGGATACACCGTGACGCCCGAAGCTGGCGCGGCCGGTGGCGTCTGCGCGGCGCCGACGCCCGTGATGATCACCGTGGTGTTCGCTGGCAGCTGTACGGCCTGACCGGCCTGGGGGCCAACGGTCGGACCGCTCGCGGACAAACCAAGGTTGGCTGGCGAGGAAGTAGTTCCGATGTAAACGTTGTAGGTAAAGCCGGTGATGTTCGGCGTCTTCACAGCGATCGAACCGTTCGGGCCGGTCACCGACTGCGAGCCGGACACCGCATAGATCTGACTCTCGTACTGGTTCTGCGTGTCCGATCCGGTTACGACAATGAAGTAGCTATTGGTTGCCAAAGACCCTGCAGTGCCAGGGGTATAAGTCACACCGTTAGCGCTATTGGTGAACCCCGTGAAAGTCGGCACCATGTTGGAGAAGCAGAACCGGACGCCACCCCACTCACCGAGCTCGTAATTGTAGAGCCGGTTGATGTCGCTATATGACCAGGCCGTGACGATCGTGCTGTTCTCGCGCATGTCCTGCACCGGGAGTGGATGCATGATGCAGACATAGTGCGGCATCGCGCGCGGGTCACTGGAAGCCTTGGCGCCGCCAGCATCCGCCTTCAGCTTGGTGTTCGTGAGCTCGTCGCCCATGTAGCGCGGCGCACCGAGAGTGAAGAGCGCGCCAACTGCGCGATTCACCTCATGCGGATTCATCACATCGCCTGCGACAAGGCTGGACCGCGCGCCGCGACTGTTGACGAAATTGACCTGTGTACCCGCGAGGAGGTTGTTGAAGGTGTTGCGGTCAAGGGTTTCGCCGATCTGCAGGCCGAGAAGCTCCTTAGCCTTGGCGACGAGCGGATGTTTGATCGTGAGCTCCGCAACATCGGTGATGGTGATCTTGTCGCCCCATTGCTGGGCAGTCGCTGACACCTGGGCGATGGTCATGGTCTCGCCAATCGGCGGGACGCCTTCCGACAGCGGCGCGAAGGGCAGCGGCACGCGGTTGTAGCGCGTCGCCGTGTAGGTGGTGCCGCGACCCTTGGGAAGCGTCAGGGGGTCACCGAATTGATAAGCGACCAGCTGGCGCCGCGCGAGGGGTAGAGTCTCGTCCGCAATATAGGCTTCGATGTCGGCTGAAAAGCCGGCGGCGACGTTGGTAGCCATCGCATCTTCTCCTCAAGATACGGAGGCAACGCCGCCCCCGGGTTAAAACGTTACATCCTGTAAGCGCTTCAAGCGCTTCTCTGCTTCCGTTAAAGCTTGCCTTCCGCCCCCTGCATCGCCGCGCGGCGACTGCTGCCCGCCGGATGCGCGGGCGATCCTGCGCTGTCCGTTCTGCCGCTGTCGCTGCTCGGACTTACCCCCGTTGTTCGACAGAAGTCGTTCGCCCAGAATGAACTTGAGAATGGCCTCGCGCGGCGCGCTCTGACCTTGCTTGCGCAAATCCTGCAGTCGCCGTTCAACCTCGTCCGCATAACGCTTGTACCGGGGGTTACCTTCGGCCTTGGCGTCGAAGGCCGCCTTGTCAGCGACATCCTGGGTCTGGGCTTGGGTCTGGGAGAGCACGCTATTGAAGTGCCGCTCAGCCCGCGACATGCGATAGTCCATGCGCTCTTCGGGCGTCCAGAGAGCCATTTCCTCTTTGGTCGGCTCCCGCTGCTGCGTTTCGCGCTGCTGCCGCTCACGCTCCGCGCGGATGTCGGCGAGCTCCCGCTCGAGCTTATCGGCCCGCGAGCGCTGCTCACGGACGTCTTCCGACATGCGTTGAAAGCGGCGTTCACCACGACTTACCTGCCGGGGTTCCGGGCGAACTTGTTCCTGGGAGCCTTCTTCGCCATCACCCTGCCCTTCATCGTCTGGGGCGGATTCCGGGTCTGATCCCTCGCCGTTTTCGTCTTCGTCCCCGTCGTCCCCATTCTCTTGCCCTTCATGCAGGTCATCCTCCAGTTCGTCGTCGAGATCGTCGACGTTCTGATTTTGGTTACGCGGAGCCATGTGCCTCTCCTTCGGCCTGCTAACGGCGGCCATCTCGTGAGCACCTTACGGGTGCAGGTCGGTCAACACCTTACGGGTGCCAGTCGGTGTTCCACTTTAACT